ATCCTATAAATTCACCCATCTCATTGTAAGTAGGTGTGTATAGCATTCCTTTTTTATTTAAGTTTGTAAGTGTTTGTTCATAACCAAGAAGAGCTCCTACATAACCAAGAGTTCCACCAACAATACTACCAGCTATCATACCCCATGGGCCTCCAATAGCTCCTACTCTAGCACCCACCATAGCACCTGTTCTTCCTCCCACAATATTACCAGCAGTACCACCAATAATAGAACTGATAAGTTTCCATGCAGGAAAAGGATTTGGTTGATCAGTGTTATATAATTCATAACCTTTTATTGCTTTTGCTTTTACTTTTTCAGGAGATAGTTCATCATTTGTATATCCTGATTGTGCAACAACTTGATTTATTGTTTCTAAAATATCTTTATCAGGCTTGTTCATCATCATGCCTTTAATACTAACTTGTTTAATTAATTCTCTTACCTGATCTGGTTTCATTTTGTGTCTTTTAGGATCAAAAATATCTTCTTCTTCCGTTGATCCACTAAACTTTTCTGCTGCTTGAGTTCCAACATCTATTCCAAATATTTTTCTAGGTATCTTCACTCCCAATACTTCTAGTTGTGGTAGTTGTTCTCCTGCTTGTTTTACTTCTAAACCATCTTGAGCTTTAGGAGCATTACCCATTTTTTTATTTTTTATTGATTGCGGATCATCTGTTTGATGTAAAAAATCTAACGGATTGATACCTGCTTCTCTAAGTTGAGATCCAAGTTGTCTAGCTTTTGCTAATTCTTCGTATGTAATTAAAATCATCTTAGCTCCTCAGGCATTTCTATACCATAACCTTTTAACACATCTTCAAGACTTTCAAACTCCATGTACTCTCCTACTTCTTGAGATGTTTGTACATCATTTAAATTCATTTGATCTCCCAATACATCGTTTGACATGTTTCCTACATTAATGTTTGATAAACCTCCTGATACATTAAAATTATCATCAATTGTTATCAACCTTTTATTGTACTCTTCTGTTTGAGTTGATGGATCGTAAATAATTTGCAACTGTTGTTCATACTTTCTTGTATAATTTTGAATATTTTCACCAAGTATAGACAAAGCTTCTCTTTCAGATTTGTTTAAAACGTTCATTATATCTCTTGCTTCATTAATAACGTCTTTAAGAAGTCTGTTTGTACCTTGTAAGTAACGAGCTCTTGTAAATGCAGATTTTTGCATTAAGGCTACAACAATATTAAGATCATCTCTCTGAGCTAAATCTCTAGACATTTGATCTAAAACTTGTATTTGTTGATTGTTATAATTCCATTCTTCATCACTTATTGATTGTGAACTTAATGCGGCGTCATTGTATTGATACATTGCAGTTACATCTTGAGTTATACTAGCTTTGATAGCCGAAGGATTTAAATTAACACCAGCAGCATCCATTGCTGCATAAAATTGTTTGTATTCATCTTCACCCGCTAATTTATTTAACATTGGAATACCAGCATCAACGCCAAAGAATTTAGCTATGGTATTTAATTTACCAGCGGTAACTTGTGTCCATCTAGCAAGACCAGCACCAGGACCAGCTAATGGAGTGTTACCCTCTTGCATACCAAGAGTAATCATTTGATAAAGTTGTACGTCGTTACGAATACCATCTTCCAACATGCCTCCAAATTCAAAGGCAGATCTTATTGCTGTTTTATCACCAGCTCCGTAGCCACCAAATGTAGGACTAACTGTTTCTGCTGAACCAGTTGTCTTTGATATTACAAACATAGGAAGTCCTTGTAAGTGACCAGGGGTATTGTCTAATTGTTCTTGAGAGTGTATTCCAGATTCTACAGAAGCTTGATCCGGATAACGCATAGATTTAAAATAATCTAACTCCGCAGCTGTGGTTGCTTGACCAATTAAAGTTGTACCACCTTTAAGAATACCACCACCTTTTTTATCATAGTCTGCGGCAAAGACATTGTATAGATCTTCAAACTCATATCGTTTAGCATCTCTTTCTGCTCTATCTTCATAAATTTCATACGCCTGTAAAGCTAAAGCTCTGTCTGCTTCTTTTTTCTTTATGTCATATGCTATTAACGTATCTGTTATTGGAGCTAGAGATTGACCTAATTCATCAAGAAACTTTGGTAAAGCTCCTCTTTTATTACTTCTTGCTCTAAGAAGATTTGCACCAAACTTTAATAACAATAAATTAGTTGGTAATTCTTCTTCTGGTATAACCCCTTTAAGTTCTTCTTTTATTTTAGCAATTGCATTGTTCGTATCATCTTCAGTTATTTCTTTGTTAGATGCATTTTTTTCTAATTCTAACTCACCTTTACCTTTATCAAATTCATCCTTTGCTACAACTGAAGCACCTTTTGTATTCTGACCTACTAAAGATCCATCCGCAACAACATTTACTTGATCAGGTTGACCTTCAACATTAGCAAACTGTGAGTTTGCAGTGATTTCTTCAGAGGCTGAAGCTGCATTATTAAAAGCATCTATATAAAATGAGCCCTCATTATTTATTGATTCAGCAGTAGAAGCATTAATTACTTTATTTTCTTCTGTTTCAAACTCTGCAGAACCTTGATCAGTTTGTACTTCATTAGCAGATGATACATTGTTTGGAGCTATTGATTGTTTATTTAATAAAGCTCTTTCAATTTGTTGTATTGCAATTTGATATGCTGATCCAAAAGCATCTGAAGCAGATGATTTTTGTTTTGCTTCTATATCCATTTTTAATTGATTTAATTGATTAATATCCATTGATTGGATTTGATCAAAGCTAGGAACATCAGCTCCCGACATGTTTACAATATTATTATATTGAACAGATTCGCCTGCTTGTTTTAAACTATCTACAATAGGACCTATAAATTGTTGTATGTTTTCATAACCTTCTTCAGGAGTTAATTTTTTTGTATAATCGTAATCAATACCTTTGAATTGTTTTTCTTCTTCACTCAGTTGACCTGAGCCTGGTGTTTGAAAAAACGTAGCCATTATGTAAACATCTTGTTAAGAGAACCAATACCTCCAAGAGCTGTAGCTGCTGTTCCTAACATTTGTGAGAAAGGACTGCCAGCTTGTCCATAGTTCTGAGTATATTGATAACCCATTGTTGCAGGAGCGCCTGATAAAATATCAGACATAAATCCATATAGTTGCATAGGTCTATTAATATTTTGTAATTGATTTGCTCTTTGCATATCAAGAATACCTTGACCCATTTTTTGTTGCATACCTCCTATACCCATCATTTGACCAATGCCTTGTGTAGCAAGAGCATTTTGTAATTGAGCTTGTTGACCAAAACCTTGACCTAGTGCTTGACCTAGTGCGCCAATACCTTGAGCTCCCATAAGCTGAGCTTTTTGCTGATTTTGAAAAGTGTTCATTGCTTGACCCATGGCAGTATTAAAGTTCTGAGCCGTTAATTGTCCTATGGTGTCCATGACACCCTGATCAATCATGCTTGATTGTATTTGACCTCTTGATCCTCCATAAGCACCTCTTGAAACTTGTTGAGCCGCTGCTTGGTTTTGTGCCATCTGTCCTTGTTTTTGTATCTCTGCATTTAATTGATCCTGAAAAGGATTCATAAATTGCTGATATGATTGAGGATCAAATTGAGCTGAAGTAGCTTGACCATATAAATCACCAGCTTGCTTACCGTATTGAGCCAAAGCTCCTAGTCCTGCATCTAATGCAGGTTGATAACCTGGTCCTGTTCCTGTTGCTGTAAATCCTGTTGTTGGATCGTATTGAAAACCTTGTTGAGCAAAAGCCATGTTCATAGCTTGTTGCTGTGCTGGACTAAATCCAGCTAATTGAAATTGTGGTAAAGCAGGAGCACTGCCTACATAATCACTTACATTTTTAATTAAGTTTGTGTATCCCTGTTGTATATACTCAGGAGGTAAATTTTGTATTACTTGTGACTCAGCCATATCTTACCGTTCCGTTTTCTGCACCTTCAAAATCATAACCCATTTCTTTTGCCATTGGTTTAGTTTCTCTTCTTAACTTGTTCAACATATCATGTCCTAACTCTGTATCACCTCCACCCATAGCGAACAAGGTGTATTCAGGTATTATATGTTCGTTTGGACTAACTCTTATAGGACTAGATTCTCCTGTGTTTTGATCTACGATTGCACCTTCTAAATTATCTAAACGACCTGTGCCAGGGCCCATGATTTTTCCTTCAGTATCTCCGCCCATTGCAAATCCTAAACCACTTTTCATACCAGTTGATTTACCAGCTTGTGACATTAACATTTGCATTGCTTGTTTAAATTGATCCTCTGTTAGATCTCCGTTGTCACGAAGCATAGTTAGTTCTTTTACAAACTTTTCTACTTCTTCCATAGTAATAGTTTCTGGTTTCATTTCTTGACCCATCATTTGATTACTACTCATTCTGCCAAAATTCATACCACTACCTACTGCTCCTGGTCTTTCTGTTGGATTGCCTTCTCTAAATGCCATGATACCGCCATCAGCATATGATGGTACAAGTCCACCATTCTTCATTGCACCAATGCTTTGTAGGTATCCGTAAATACTAGAAGAAGGTATAGGTGAATACTTCTCATACATATCTTGAAATTTTTTATTTATATTTTTAAGTGGATCTTTGTCTGGATCGTATTTGTATTCTTTTGGAATTGCATCTTCTGGAATTGGTTCTTCATCAAATAAACCACCTGCATAAGCAAGACCAGTTCCTGCTGCTATCATTGGTAAAAAGTCCATGATGCCTTTATCTTTAAAAGCTGTGGCTGTATCATACACTGCACCACCTGGACCTACTAAATTTGTTCCTGCTTGAGCCAAAGCTCCTGGTTGTATAAATTTATCAGCACCAAATTTAAATAATGGATTATCAGCTCCAAATGCTCTGCCACCAAAGTAACCACCGATACCACCTGCTATAGCTCCTTTAGAACCTCCTCCGAGTCCACCAATCAAAGCTCCTAGTCCTGCTGCAGCCATTGGATTTAATCCAAAAGCACCAGCTACAAGACCCGCGAATGGGGCTACCTTTTTTGCTACTTTTTTTACGCCTTTAAATAATTTTTTAAGCATGTTCTCCTATTGCAATCATGACTTGTTTTTGGCAAGGAGGCGAGGACTTGATAATTTAGCCAATTTAATTCTATAATTATATGCAAATTTCTAGTATTGTGCAAATAGAATTTATGGAATTTGACATAACAAAGTGCCCAATGGTGAAGGTTACTTGGTTGGATGCAAGAGACATGGAAACCGGTTGGCTACCCATTAAGGATATAATAAATGCTCCTTTGGCAGTATGTCAAGAAGTGGGTTGGATGGTTAATAATACTAAAGAAAAAGTAGTTATTATGCGTTCTTGGTGTGTAGATAAGGATGATAATCATGGCGGTGGAGCAATAGCAATACCAAAAGGATGGGTAACTAAAATAGAATATTTGGAGGTAATTTATGGATCAGGAAGCTACAATTAGTAATCTTTTTGGTAAACAAATTTACAAAACAACAATACACGACTACGAAACAATAAATAAGTTATTAATACCTAATATAGAATCATTTGTTAAAGAAAAGCCTGGTAGTGTGGCAGCTACAACGGATGTCACGGGTAATACAAACTTTACTAATTTAGATGATGCTGTTGATAATCTTCATCAAAAACCAATGTATATGTTTTTATTTTCACAATTAGGACAACATGTGAAAGCGTTTTTAGAAGCAAAAGGATATGATTTAAATAAATTTGATGCACACTTTACAAAAGCTTGGGCAACATACACCGTAAAAGATCAACACATTGCTAGTCATAAACATACGGCAAGTCATTTTAGTTGTGTGTACTATGTGCGAAATGAAGACATGGGAAATGTAAAATTTGAAGAAGAATTAGCTGCACAAACAGGTTTATTTATACCGCCTACAGATGAATACATAAAAGATTGGAATCAATTTAATTTTGCTAGTTATGAGATACCTGTGAAATCAGGAGACTTTGTTATCTTTCCAAGTGAATTATTGCACTACACAATAACAAATACTAAAGAAGAACCTAGAATTAGCATTAGTGCTGATATATTATTAACTATGAAAGAGGGAGTTAGTACAGAACATTGTCTTCCTCACCCAAACGGATGGAGGTCATTATGACAATAGATACTATATTACTTATAATAATTTTAGTAGCTGTTATATTTATAGGGTTCATGATTAACGTACAAGGACAACAAATTCATGACCTGTTAAAAAAGAAATAAAGTCAAGAAAACAATTTTAATTGTTTAGTTGAAATTGTCTTTTCAAAATCGTAAGGTGATCCTTACCCCAAAAATTTAACATAGGAGATTATTATGACAGAAAAAGAACGTTCTGAAAGCATAGCTTTCTTAGCAGATAAATTATCAAAAGCATTAAGTAGAATTACAGCATTAGAAAGAGATTTAAAGAGACATGTAGACTGTAAATGTCATAGTAAACAAATAAAAGAAAGTATTGTTACACCTTTAAATGAACCAGAAGTGTGTGAAATGTGTAGTGCTTAATCGTACTTTACTTCACCTTTAAAATCAGGCAGCTGAGTGACATTGACTTGAACATTTTGTTCTATGTCATCCTCAGTTGTTAAGGTCTTTGGATCGTCTACATCTTTTTTTGCTTCTTCAGCTGAATTATAATCTTTACCAGTTTTTTTATTTTTTACTTCAACAAATACTTCGGGTTGTAATATAGGAATTTCTTTTCCATTTACTGTTTGAGTTCCTATTTGTTTTGATTCTTGTACTTTTTTAAACATTATTGTGTCATCTCCAATATATTAACGTCTACTATTATACCTGCGCCGGTTATTTTTATTTGATCAGCTTCTTCCAATACTAATTCTTTTTTTAAAACTTGATCTTGAAAACCATCAGCAGCACTGTCTTTGTACAGTGGTATCTCTAAATTACCATTACTAGAATCAACTTTTGCAACTGTTGTAGTAACAGCTCCTCCTGTTTCATTTGATATAAATATACTTTTTACAATTGCTGTAGTTGGTAATATAGGAGGTTGAGAGTTTTGATCTGCTGTAGGCACCGTATAAACAACGCCTGTTCCTGTTCTAGATTTACTTATAAAACTATCAGCCAAGGAACCAGCTCCTTGCTGTAGAAGAATCTTTCAATTCTTGTTGATAACCAAAGTTTAATTGTTGAATTACTTGCTCTAGCAATCTTATTAATACATCAAACTGTGTTTGATTATACTCTGGTGTTGCGTTTGGTAATCTTGTTGTGCTTATCTTCATTATCTACCTCCATCAGGTTGTACATCTAAACGTAATGTACCAAATCTCCAGTTACTTCCAACAGCATTACTTCTAATAGTTAGCTGTCCTTGTCTACCTCTACCTCGTATATCAAACTTTTCAGTTGTTGTCGACACGGTAGAGCTTGTAGTTATTGAGGTTGTGGAATTAGGATATGTTTTAAATTTTAATTCTACATCTACAGTGCCTGCCAAATCTTGAAAATCAGGAACACCTTTTCCTATATGTAATAATTGTTGTCCGTCTTGAATATCAAAGTCACCAGATGTAACAAAACAATTTAAAGCTTGTCCATCAGCATCTGTACCAAACTCATGTTGATAAAAAGTAGTAGCTCCTGCAGTTAATCCTAAAACTGAAGGATTTGTTGCAAAAGCTGTGGTTGAATATTCCGTAGCGTATGGATACTCATAAACACCATAATCAGTCCATGCAGTACGAGCTAAAGTTCCAACAGACCAAGACGCTTCAAGATAATTTAATGTTACATATCTATCTATTTGTTCTGCATTCTCACTACAATAAAACCAAGTTATTTCATTTTTTTCTGAGTTAAGACCACAATATGTTTCTGGTTGAGTTGTTATGTTAAAATCACTGAATACATAATCTTGTACACTACATGGTAGTTTTTTAACTGCACCGTCAAACATATAAAAAGAATTTTGTGACATCCAGTAAGTAACACCATTTACATCCTGCACACAGTGATTAGATACAGCTCCACAGTTAGCACCTAACTGATTCAAAGAGAATGTAAAAGGAGGACCTACAAATTGCATACCGTGTAAAGAAGTATCTGTCCAAACTAGTATAGCTCCTCTAGATCTTACTGCTGCCATAATTTTAGAACCATCTTGTATTCTAAAAGAACCTGCTGTGTTTGTTGCAGAAGGCAACCAAGTATTAAAATCTTCTTGAGAAGAAAAACGTAAAAACAACGGATCGGATGTTGAAGAAGTTCCTATTGTTGTTTCTGTTCCAAATAAAAATACATGTCTATCTACTGGAGATACTAAAGTAAATCTTGATGTTGTAGGAGCATTAGGAATTATTGCAGCAGGAGTACCAAAACCAACAGAGGTATCCCATCTAAATGTACCACCCTCACTAACTGTTGCAATTAGATCCTCACCAAAATTATCAAAAGACCATTGTCTACCATCAATTTTAACAGTTGATGTAGATCTAGGGGTATTCCAAGTTCCTGAGTTCCACGCACCTGTACCCCATCCATAACCGTAAGATGAATTTGCAAGGCCTACACTTATATCATAAGTTGCAGTTACCGTTCCTCCACCATTTCCTGTAGCGTTAGCTGTGCTTCCTGTATAAGTTATTGTGTAAGTGTTTGGATCAACAACTGTAGTTATTTCAAACTCTTTGTTCATATCAAGACCAGCTGTAGCTGACGCTCCACTAAATGTAACAAAGTCTCCTACTATTGCGCCATGAGCTGAGTCTGTAACTGTTATTGTTGCACTACCATTTGTTGTTGCAAATGGATTACTAAGTCCTGCTTGTGTAGATCTTACCGGAGTAATATCGTAAACAGCTCCTTCAGAATAAACATATAGTTTTCTATCTGTGCCAAGGGCCATGTATCGTATACCATTTAGATCAGACCATGCATGTAAATCTCTTACAACTCCTATAAGTGTATCTGTAATCAATTTAACCCAACCACCTATCTTTTCTGGTAAACCATATCTAAAACGAACCATGTCAGAATCAGTCCAACGACCTTCTGCACCATACTCTGTGTTTTGTTTATCTATACCTGGAGCAAATTGTATTTTGGTAAGCATTATGTAATCCTCATAAATCTGTAAACTAATTCACCAGCACCACCAGATGATCCTGCAGCTCCTGATCCATAATTCTCTGCGCCGCCCCCTGCGCCGCCCCCGCCTTGTGTGCCTGCTGTAGCAGGAACATTGACTCTACCACCATCACCACCAGTTCCAGCTAAACCACTATAAGAATCAGCACCATCACTACCATTTATTTGACAGTTATCACCACCACAGTTACCGTTGTTACCACCTGTGGCTCCATCACCAAAAGAATTAAATGCTCCTCTTGGTCCACTTGTAAAACTTGTAATATTAATTCCATCAACAGTTGTTCCCGAAGATAAAGATGATCCTTGAGTAGCTGTTCCTCCAGTTCCTGCTGTATTTGATCGGAGAGGTCCTTGCACTCCACCTCCTGATACAGAAGAAGCTCCACCACCTCCAAGAGAGAAAATTGAGCCTGTGCTAGAACCTGTTAAACTTGTTGCAGATCCTGCTCCAGCTGTTCCATTGTAAGCTCCTGATCCAGCGTTTCCTCCAGATCCTACAACGGATGTTAATGTTTCTCCTCCAGATACTGTATAAACACGATCAGAAATATGAGCTCCTGATCCTCCTCCTGGTCCAGATGATTCACCGCCAGCTTTATCATAAGAGGTTCCTGTATATCCACCACCACCCCCTCCAACAGCTTGTTTTATATGAATAGCATTTGCATTTCCTGGAACAGAAAAAGTTGTAGTTCCTGATCCTGCTGTATTAAAAGTACCCGGTGTATCAAATAAAGTAAATACGGTTCTCCACGAACCGCCATCTTTTATATAAGCATTATTGATTGTTTTATTTGTAAATGAAGTGCCATCTCTAACATAAAGTTGAGATCCTGCATCGGAGCTTATCTCACGCCAAGTACCACCTTCTTTAACATAAATTGGCATCAGGCATTATGTATATTTGTACCAAATATCTCCATCAGAACCGCCACTAGGATTGTTGGTACTTACTGTTCTAGTGCCATTAGCATTAGTTCCTGCAGTTGCAGAAATAAAAGCTTGTACGTCAGAACCAATTTCAACTCCCAAATTAGTTCTTGATGTTCCTGCGTTAGCAACATCACTTAGGTTTGTTGATTCTTGAAGAACATCTGTAATAGCAGCTCCTGATATTTTATATTTGATAGATTCATATGTAGGCATATTACTTCTCCGTTATTTTCCAACCGTAAGTTGCTCCAGAGTATACTAAAGCAAAAGCTGCATCTTCTGTAGCTACGGTTAAATCTGATGTTGCATTGTTTATTTTATTTCCATTTCTTGCAACTGTTAAATTATTAGTGTCAAATGTGCTTGCTAAATCTACAAATCTAACTTCATCACCTACTGCTGGTGATGCTGGTAATGTTATTGTAACTGTTCCACTTGATGTATTAACAAATATTTTATCACCAGGAAAAGCGGTATATGCTCCTGATTTAGTTAACCAATCAGTTCCTTGTGTTTGTAAATCAAACCAATTTGTTCCGTCTGTTGCTAAAAATACACTTGTGTTAGGTTGTATAACAAAAGTGTTTCCTCCACCACCTAGTCTACAAGTTATAGTATATTGAGTGCTATTGTTTCTTAAAAAATATGTTTTTTGTGTTGCTTGAAATTGTACAATAAAATTAGATCCATGATTGGTAAATACTATGGCTGCTTGCCTAGACTCGTTGTCTGCTTGAGTTGCACTAATACTTTGAGCAGAAGTCAAAGTATAAGGACTAGAAGCTGCAGATAAGTTTTTTGTATATACTCCTGCAATTGAGTATTCTAAACCATATTGTAAGTTGTTGTTTGTAGTATTACCCCAGGCATTAGATTGCTCTCCTGAGCCTATGAGTTCTAAATTTAATAATGCCGAATAAGTTGATGCCATAATTTACCTACGCTGCGTCTTGCCATGTCATTGTAGCACTATCATCGACTTCTGTCCACGTTGAAGTTTCAGAATCATCGACTTCTGTCCATGCATAAATAGCAGTGCTATCTGATAGAGCTAAGGTTGTTGCTAAACCGGTTGGTTCGGCAGTTGCATTTTGTATTGCTGTTACATTTCCTAATGCACTAGAAATTATTTGACCTGTTGGTAAGGCTGTAGAATTTGCTACAACAACAGGTGTTCCTGTTGCACTGTTTACAATATTTGTAGAAGGTTGAGCTAAAGCTGTAGCTACTACTGTTACAGATCCTACATCTGTATCTAATAAGTTAGTTGAAACAGGGGCCAGGGTTACTGCTTCTACAGTAACTGTTCCTACAGATACACTTCCTATACTTTGACCTGTAACTGATAGGTTCGCATCCGCTGATACAACCGGTGTTCCTACAAAAGCATCTAAATCTGGTTCTTCAGAAGCATTGATAGTAACATTACCATCAGCAGAAACAGCAAAGGTTCCAATAACATTTGATAAACCAAATCCTGATACTGCTATAGTTTGATTTTGTATTGCTTCTACAGATACAGTTCCTGCAGTAGAAGTTATATTTTGACCAGAAGGGTTTACAAAAGTATCTGCATCAACAGCTTCTGATCCTTGTACTATACTTAATGGTAAACCAGATACACTAGGTTGAACACTTATACCAGCTACTGCAGTTCCTGTGGTAGAAGTTAAGGGTAGCCCTGTTACAACCGCTATCGCATCCTGTTTACCTAAGGATGATAACGGACCTTCGCCAAATGCTAGGATCCCCAATGTCATGTTTTATCTCGCTGTAACTGGTATGCCTGCTGACGATACAAAAGGATGCGTTGCAAAAGCCATATAAAAATATTCATCCCCAGAAAGGTTTACGTTATCTAAAGTATTTCTTGCTTTAAATCCGTTTGATATCATATCAATACCTCTATCTGAGTTGTCAACTTCACCTGAAGTATCATTTGCATATAAAATTTTATGTGCTTGGTTAGTGTTAGAACCACTGCTTCCATTTCTTTCTGTATCATAAATATACCAGTTACCAGTTCCGCTTGATTTTTTAATCATAACCCAAGCAGGTTTAAAACCTGTATATGTAAATTTTCCATCAGCATTGCCATTACCTCTGTAATGTCCAAAATGTGAAAATCCTTTAATTGCTTTGAAACAATATGCTAACATAGCATCAGTGTTGGCATTCATAGAATTACTGTTTGATATTTCAAAAGTCGTTGCGTTTATTGCTCTGACAATTTTATCTGATTGACCAGCATCCTGAGTATTAAAATACATATTTCTTGGAGCATCTGGGCTACCACCTGTTGTTCCGTTTGTGTCTAAATTATTACTACTTATAATCCAATATCCTGTTCCTACTCTTCTTTTACCTATGACTACATCTGGAGCACCACTAAGGCCATGTCCTACTGTGGCACCTGTCGTTTCATTTCCAGTATATAACACTATTGAAAAACCAGCCGTGGTATTAGCTTGAACTGTAGAAGTTATAGACCCATTACTGTTCGAAACAGTTGTGCCTCCATTAGCTTTCCATTGCCATGCTACATAATTATTTCCGTTTGTATTTACTCTTGCAGAATCTCCTACAGTAAATCCATCAGTGCTAAAAGCTTGTAAAAAATTTGAGTTTGTGCTTTCTGCGGCATCTGTATTACTTCTTACATTTTTAGTAGCACCTCTACTAGAATCAAAATTTACGTTATCTGTTGCGGTACTTCTATTTTTAATCCAAACATAATCTGGTTGAAGATTAGCATTACCATCATTTGTGTGAGCAGTTCCGCTACTGCCATTACCTGTATATATTTTGGTTTGAAAATGTGCCGAAGAATCGTTAATTGTTGTATATGCCATAATCTATCCGTAAGTTGCCAAGTTCTTAGTACATAACGCATAATACCCCGATGGTACAGCGTATTCGAAACTTCCATATCCATTTGCATCAGCATTACTTGAAGCTATAGTAAACGCTGGATTGCCAAAGTTTACTTGGTGAGTATGTGATCCTGCACCTTGACCATCGTAGTCACCAAATGCAAAATGCCAAAATCCTGTTGATGAAGCTCCTAAATTAAAAGCATTACCACTGTTTTGTACGGTGCCGTTTTTGTAAAATTTTACAGTATTATTATCTGCGTCTAAAGCAAGTCCTAGTACATCACCTGTTGTGTAACCACTGGCGTCATAGTCACTTGTGGATCCAGAATAATATCCATCGTTTTGATAAACAAAATCATTTCCATAACCATACCAACCTATTTGACCAAATTCATCGCCCGCTGGATAATAGGTGTCTCTACCTAATACTCCACTAGCATTAGACGATTCACCTTCTGCTATACCAACTCCAAACCAGTTGTTTATTCCTGCACCTATTTTATCTTCAACATACCATTTACCTGCTGAAACTCCTATGCTGCTTACATTGTATGTATAATTAGCACCATTAGTTGTTATCTTTGTAGCTCCTTCAGCTAAAGTTGCTCCTGCATAATAATTTGCAGCTACATTAATAACTGCAAAATTGTTTGTAGGAGAATCTTTTGTTGATGGATTTGTTCCTAAATTCGTAGTTGCAAAATGATTGTTATTGCCACTAGTATCAGCACCAAAACCACTAGTATCAGCACTTGTTCCCGTGCCTTTAAAATCTAATTTAAAACCATTTGTGCCATATGATACTGATGGACCAGGATTTGTAATCCAAACTCCATCTGAATTAGTTGAGCCAAAAGATGTTGCGTCATAAGATTGACCGTCTGCAATAATATATTGAGCTAAATAACCATTGAGTGTTGATCCTAATATAGTTGATGTTGTATTATTAACTGCCATATCATCATTTTGTGATGGATTGTTTCTTTGTCCAAAAGATGTTTCTTGCACTCCATTTACATATAATCTAACCCTGTCATCAGCCGTGCTTTGTGTAGTATCTACTCTCCACACTATATGATACCAAGCATTGGGATCTCTAAAAAGTCTATTTGTTCTTAAAAAGTTAGAAGTGTATCCACCTATTAGAAGTCGATCACCTGAATCAAATTTCATTTCAATATAATTTGTATTGTTAGTGCCTCCGTCAATTTTCAATAAAAGATTTTCAGTGCCTAATTCACT